ACATTACATCTAAGTTTCCAAAACAAATCGAATTTAAACGTGAGCTTATTAATGTGGCCACGATCGATATCGAAACTGAATATGATGATGGATTTCCACACCCTTCTGAAGCTAATCAACGTGTCTTAGCCATCACAGTAAAATCAAGTAAATCTGATGTGTATTGGGTTTGGGGTTATGGTGATTTCGACACAGATAAAGCTCTTATTCAACCTGTTTTGTATACTAAATGTCATAACGAAGAAGATCTATTTCGTCAATTTCTCAATTGGTGGTCAGATCCTGCTCGTACACCTGATGTTATCACAGGTTGGAATACTCGATTCTTTGATATTCCATATCTTATCAATCGTTGTGCCAAAATCCTTGGTCTCAATGACATCAAACGATTCTCTCCATGGGGTATGGTAGACTATCGTAAAATTACTCGTCGTGGTAAAGAAGAAGATGTGTACGATATCAAAGGTATTCAAACACTTGATTATCTCGAATTGTTTCAAAAGTTTGGTTATACGTATGGTCCACAAGAATCATACAAACTTGATCACATAGCATACGTAGTTCTTGGAGAGAAAAAACTTTCGTTCGAAGAATCTGGTTCTCTTCGCAATCTTTATAAAGATGATTTCCAAAAGTATATCGACTATAACATGAAAGACGTACAACTTGTTGATCGTCTCGAAGATAAACTTGGTCTCATTACTTTGGCTATGACTATCGCATATAAAGGTGGTGTAAATTATCAAGATACATTTGGTACCACAGCGATATGGGAATCGATCATCTATCGTAAACTCAATTCACAAAAAATTGTACCACCTGCTTTTCCACCTGAAGCACATAAATCAAAATTTGCTGGTGGTTATGTGAAAGATCCTATGGTTGGTGCTCACGATTGGGTTGTATCGTTCGATTTAAATTCACTATATCCTAATATTATCGTTCAAAATAATATGTCACCCGAAACTTTGATTAGTCAAAATCAAATTAATAGCGTTGATCATTATTTGAATGGTGGACTTCCAACTGAAAGTAATTACGCAGTAGCAGCCAATGGTTCTACATATCGTAAGGATATCGATGGTGTAATTCCAAGTATTATTGAAGATTACTATGACGAACGTCGATCTATCAAAAATATGATGCTTGCTACTGAGCAACAATATCAAAAAACAAAAGATGAAAGTTTACAAAATGACATAAATACTCTTGGTAACCAGCAAATGGCGATTAAGATTTTGATGAACTCTTTGTATGGCGCATTGGGTAATCAATACTTTAAATATTTTGATTTGCGACTTGCCGAAGGCGTAACTCTATCTGGTCAACTTGCTATACAATGGGCTGAAAAAGCTATGAACATGGCCATGAATCAAATATTAAAAACCGATGCAGACTATGTTATTGCTATTGATACTGATTCTTTGTATGTTAATTTTGGTCCTTTGGTTGGGTTATTAAAACCTAAGAATCCAGTATACTTTTTAGACAAAATATGTAAAGATCACTTTGAGCCAGCATTGGCCAAAGCGTACGCACAATTGTTTAAAAATATGAATGGCCATAAAAATCGTATGGAAATGGGCAGAGAAGTTATTGCTGATCGTGGTATTTGGACAGCAAAGAAAAGATATATTCTAAATGTCCATAATAACGAAGGCGTACAATACGCTGAGCCAAAACTCAAAATTATGGGTATTGAGGCTATTAAGTCTTCTACACCAGAAGTAGTGCGTAACAAATTTAAAGAAGTCTTTAAGATTATTTTGTCTGGTACAGAAGCAGATACTCAAAAATATATCGCAGATTTCAGGCAACAATTTAATAGTCTGCCACCTGAGCAAGTAAGTTTTCCAAGATCTATATCTAATATTACAGATTGGATGGAACGTGGTTCATATAAGAAAGGTACACCGATTCATGTTCGTGGTGCTATCTTATACAATAAGTACTTAAAACAACATAAGCTTACGAAAAAGTATGAGTCGGTTGTAAATGGTGATCGCCTTAAATTTACGTATCTTAAAGTTCCAAATCCAATTCAAGAAAATGTGATCGCATATCCAGATGTTTTGCCTGAAGAATTCAAGCTACATAGATATGTTGATTATGATTTACAATTCGAAAAAACTTTCATCGAGCCACTTAACTTTATTCTCAAAGCAGTTGGGTGGTCAGCCGAAGAACAAGCAACACTAGAAGATTTCTTTGTGTAAAGTATGTACAAAAAATGAAAAATGGAGTATAATAGGCCTATGAGCAATAATTGGGTAAATGATATTGAAGATATGCACCAGAAATATGGTGTACATGATTGGTTTGAAAATAACAAAGACAACAAAGATCTTATGAAAAAGTATCTTATGTTTCGTCTTTTGATGTGTAATGAGGAATTACATGAAACAATGCAAGCAATTAATAATGGCGATCCCGAGGAAATTGTTGACGGTCTTATTGACCTTTGTGTTTTTGCTATCGGTACTCTCGACGTTTTTGGTGTGGATGCCAATAAAGCATGGGATGAAATTTATAAAGCAAATATGGCCAAAAAAGCAGGCGTAAAACCTGGTCGACCGAATCGTTTTGGTCTTCCTGATTTATTGAAGCCAGGTGGATGGACACCACCAAGTCATGAGGATAATCATGGAGATCTCTCTAACGCTGTTTAAAAGCGTATTTGACAATAAGACACATCGTCGTATGGACTTGGACAATTTTGACCAGTTCAAACATTTGTTATATGATCTCGCTAAAGTGCCTCGTGAATCTAAACAAGAAGCACAACTAATATCTCCTGCCACTTACCAACCCAATACAACTCGAGCTAATGCTAATGTAGTTGATTGGAGCGGTTGGTGTGCCGTTGATGTTGATGACCACAAGTTTGAAGGAGATCTACAAAATGAGTTGGTTACCTTATATAATAAGTTCAGCTTTATTTGCTATAGTACTGCTAGCAGTCGAGAAGATTATCCTAAGTTTAGGCTTGTGTTCCCACTTACAAAAAGAGTTGAAGCAGATAACATCAGAGCTTTCTGGTACGCCCTCAATACCGAACTCGGTTCGATTGGAGATAAACAGACTAAAGATTATTCACGAATGTATTATATCCCTGGCACGTACAACTCTGCTTTCAACTTTATTTTTGATCATACTGGTGTGGCTATAGATCCTGATGTTTTAATGGCAAAACATCCAGCACCAATTAAAACAAGCAATAATTTTTTCGATAGGTTGCCTGAAGCAATTCAATCTCAAATTGTCGAACATCGTAAAGCCAAACTTGATAATACTAATTTTAATTGGTCATCATATCGTGATTGTCCATTCTTTCCTAAAAATTTGGAATCTGAATATCGCTTAATAAATAATACTGGTTGGTATCATAAGATGTATCAAATTATGGTTGCTATTGCTGGTAATGCTGTAAAAAATAATTATCCAATCACATGTCAAGAAATTACTACTATGTGTAGAGAACTTGATCAAGAAACTGGTAATTGGTATGAAAATCGACCAATGGAAAAAGAAGCAGATAGAGCTTTAGAATATGTTTATAAAAATTTCTAGGGAGTTAAAATGAAAGATTTAAATTATCATGTGGCTTTAAAGGGCGAACTTGGTCATAACATTGAAGGTGATTTTCTATCGAAAGAAAAGCCTGAATGGTTTAAAAAACATCCCACATTAGTTGATGGAACTATTAAAAGTCGTACTGATTTTTTAAGAAAAAATTGGAATGATATAATGAATGGATTATATACTCCTCGAGCTCTTGCAAATATAAAAACATCTCGCACTTGTCCCGCTTTTAACACACTATTTAAACATTCAGTTGCTATTAAATTTCCTTGTGATGTTATGATAGAAACAAGTGACAAAGGTGAATATAATTTTCAATACAAAAATCGATTTACTACTTTAAAAACAATATCACATCATGCAGCCGAACAAATGGGTGGAGATCTTGATAATTATATTGCCTTAAAGTTTGAATTCGATTGTACTATCAACGTTAAAGATACCTTTGTTCAATTTGTCGATCCAATTTTTTGGAATGATCAACCGTATTTAGTTTCTCCAGGATTGGTTCCAGCTACGCATTTACCTTTAAATATCATAGTATTTTTTCCTAAAATAAATGAAAGATATGTTTTAGATTGTGGTACAGTATGTGCAGTACTATCTTTTTCAAATCCAATTAGAAAACTTGTAGAAAAAGATATGAGCAAATCTATAATGAAAAGATTTTGGGAAATTGATAAACAGTTCTTTAAACTTGGAAAATATAACGATGATTAATCAACTTTCTAAATTAATAACGCGTGATATTGTAGTTACTCAAGAATTTGTAGATTATGCTGATCGCGAAGGTGATAAACCAGGTTATATAGATCGTAAACATTGTGATTATCTTTTATTAGAATGGTTTTTACGATATGGTTGTAATCGGCCTTTAGTAAAACATCCTCTTAATTA